GCGAAAGCGAAATCGAAAAGAAAATCAGTAATTACTGATGTTGAGGAAAATTCCGAAACAGATGAAAATCAATAAAAAATACCTTTTTTATTTTAAAAAAAGCACAGCCCTGAAAGGGCTGAGCTACGCAATTAGCACTAATACACTCTTGATATATTAGTGCTAATTGACACTAAGCCTTAAAAGGGCGAAAAATGAGAAAGGAGGACAAGGAGGCACGACGCGAACGATAAACGAATTAAAAGCCTTTAAAAGGCCTTAGAATCAATAAAAACAAAGTATATGCCAGAGCCTATTAGTACATCAGCAGCTATTGCAGCTGCAAACATAGCAAGTCAAGGAATAAATGCCTTTAGTACTTCCAGTATGAACAGGAAAACCAGAGAATGGAACGAGGCCATGTACCAAAAACAACGTCAAGATGCATTAGACGACTGGAACAGACAAACTTTGTACAATAGTCCTATTGAACAAATGAGGAGACTAAAAGAGGCAGGTTTAAACCCCAATTTAGTATATGGATCAGGTCAAACACAACAACCGGCACAGCCAGTTAGAGGAACAGATATGAAAAGTTGGAACCCTACCCCTCCCCAGATTGATATGGGTGAGGCAGTTAGAGGCGCATTATCAGCCGAACAATCTATTTTAAATCAACAGTTAATTAAAGCAAATATTGTAAAAACAATTGCAGACAGTGGATTGAAACAAAAAGCCTTAGATTATTATGACCAGAATTTTCAGATAAACAAAGAATATAAAGAAGCACAAACAACGTTTTCAATTAATGAAAACCAAAGAAAAGATTTAAAAAATACACAAGATATAGCAGAAAGTGCTTCAAGGATATTAAAACAAACGGCAGATACGGCAAACACAGAACAAGCCACAAAAAACGCAAAAATTGCATTTCAGAATTTAGTTACAGACGGAAAAATGAAAGAATTGCAGTTAATGTGGAAAACAATGGGATTGGATAATGATGCCGAATTTTTGGAAGTATTGTTAGCTAGAGCCGTATATGATCCAGCCAAAGCACAAAAAGATCTAACAAATTATATTCAGGCCTTAAAACAAGTAAGTAAATCAGGATTCCAAGCTGTTGGAGAAATGGGTTCAGATATGATGGATTGGATTAAATCAAAATTCAATTTTAAAAAGAATTAGTAAAAACCAGCATTTTTTACTAAAAAATGCCATATATTCACACATGTTAATAAATGATTTTGGTCAGTTTAAAAATGATTGTTATCATGCATTTTCATAATATAAATTATAGGAAAAACACCCCTTGTTTAAACACTAAAAATTAGTTAAAAAATGAGAAAAAAACGTCGGTCACGCCTTTACTCAAAAAAGAATCGTATGAGAAGGTCAAGAACCAAAAAGTTGAGAACATATTATGTTTCTCGTGGTGGTATTCGTCTTTAATTATAAACCAATAAAAATTTAAAAATGGCAAAGCCAAACATTTTTAATTCAGTACAAGTATCTAAACCAAAGAAAAACGTATTCGACCTAACTCACGATGTAAAAATGAGTGGAAAAATGGGTCGACTTCTACCCGTATTAGTCCAGGAATGTGTTCCTGGCGATAGTTGGCAAATTGGTTGCGATAGTCTTATCAGATTTGCCCCTCTTATTGCTCCAGTAATGCATCGTATTGATGTTTCAGTTCATTATTTCTTTGTACCAAATCGTATTCTATGGGACAATTGGGAGAAATTTATAGTTGATGCAAACACTCAGCATGTACTACCGTATTTTGAAGCAAGTTTTTTAGAACCACAATATGCAATTCCTTCAAATGCTGGTACCGCTAGAGATTTAACAGATTATTTAGGTATACCTTTACCAAACAATAACACTGGCGGGGCAACAAGAATTAATGCTTTGCCTTATGCAGCTTATCAAGCCATTTTCAACGAATATTATAGAGATCAAAATTTAGTTCCTGCTATAGATTATAAATTAATTGATGGCAATCAAAATCTTCAGTCTTGGTCAAGAATTAGAGAAATTTCCAATATTAGAAATCGTGCATGGGAGCATGATTATTTTACAAGTTCATTGCCATTTGCACAAAAAGGTGCTGCTGTTGATATTCCATTAGGAACTATCAATGGAGACGCTGAAGTATATATAAATAATTTAGTAGGTCCTACAACCTTAACTGGAAACCCTACAAGTCCAGTAGTACAAAACCAACTATCAACTTTAGTAGGTAACAATGAGTTATTTGCACATTTAGATGATTTGCAAGTAGGCGCTACAACTATTAACGATTTGCGTAGAGCATTTCGTTTACAAGAATGGTTAGAAAAAAACGCACGCGGTGGAACAAGATATATTGAAAATATTTTGATGCACTTTGGTGTAAAATCATCAGATGCAAGATTACAAAGACCAGAATATATAACTGGAGTTAAAACACCAGTTGTAATTAGTGAAGTATTAAACACTGCTGGAACATTTAGTGGTCAGACAGCTACTTCGCCAGTACAAGGTAATATGGCAGGACATGGTGTTGCAGTAACAACTGGAAAATATGGTAATTATTTTTGTGAAGAGCATGGATATATTATCGGAATTATGTCCGTTATGCCAAAAACTGCTTACCAGCAAGGAATACCAAAAACATTCCTTAAAAATGACCCACTTGATTTCTTTTGGCCTTCATTTGCACATATTGGAGAACAGCCAGTACAAAATCAAGAATTAATGGCCTATGTTGGTGCAATGAACGAGGAAACATTTGGATATGTTCCCAGATATGCAGAATATAAATACAATCCAAGTCGTGTCGCTGGAGAATTTAAAACAACACTTGATTATTGGCATTTGGGTAGAAAATTTGCTAATTTACCAGCATTAAATCAAACATTTATTGAGTGTACACCAGAACAATGCGCAAGGATATTTGCAGTTAATAGCCAACAAGATAATTTGTATATGCAAATATTGCACAAGATTAGAGCAGTACGACCAATGCCCAAGTTCGGAACACCAATGTTCTAATATGTCAACAAGATGTATCACTCCTTTTTACAAGAAATTGGAAATAGTCAACGGAGTTACAACTGGGTACGTTCCATTTCCATGTGGCAAATGTCCACCTTGTTTGAGGAGAAGAATATCAGGATGGAGTTTTAGATTAGTAAAACATGGAGAGCGGTGCAAGTCCGCTCTCTTTGTTACTCTTACTTATAATGATGAAAAGATACCTAAAACCGAATCAGGGTTACAGACATTAAAAAAGTCCGATTTGCAGAAGTTTTTCAAACGTTTAAGAAAAAAGACGCATGAGAAAATTAGTTATTACGCAGTTGGAGAGTATGGGGATAACACTCAAAGGCCCCACTATCATATTATTCTTTTTAATGCTATTCCTAGAATTGTTGAGGCTAGCTGGTCAATTGATAATGATATTAATGGCCATTGCCATTTTGGCGATGTTAGTGATGCCAGTATAGGTTATACACTTAAATATGTAAGTAAGGAAAAAAGAATACCCATGTTTCATGGCGATGACAGAGAAAAAGAATTTTCAGTTATGAGTAAAGGATTAGGAAAAGATTATTTAAATGAAAGGACAATTAAATGGCATAAAGCAAAGCTTGAAGAAAGATGTTATCTGCCATTAAAAGACGGCAAAAAGGCATGTATGCCCAGATACTATAAAGACAAACTTTACAATAAAGGAGAAAAATTTCGTATTTCAGTATTTCAAGAATATTTACAAGAAATGGAAGAACCAGTACCCGAAAGAATTAAAGTTGAACAAGATATTAACGCATTTAGACGAGCGCACAAAAAAGCTAAACAAAGACAAAAAATCTAAACATGGAAAACCAAGTAAAACACCCGCTTAACGCAACAGAATTTGTTTATGAAGGCGAAGTAAATAACGAGCCTAGCCAAACCGTACCAGACCAAAGTATGGGATTACGTGAATTACTTATTAGATATGCTAAAGGTTTACCCTTAGAAGGTGCAAAAACACCAATATTTGAGGGAGAAGACGGAAGCGAAATAGATATTGAAAGATTAGATCTCGCAGAACGTGAAGAATTGGCTGAACAAGCCAGAGAGGAGTTAAAAAATCTGACAGAGAAGATAAAAAACGATGTAGCGAAAGCGAAATCGAAAAGAAAGTT